GCTTTGAGCAACTGCTCGATGGTCGGCACCTGGGACATGTCGCCGGGTGTGAAGGGCGAGAGGATGGAGCCGACTTGATGCGCCACCTTCTTCAACTGGAGCGCATATCGCTGCTCGATGCGTGCTGTCTTGACCGGGTTGCGGTCCCGCTTGCGGTCAAGGGTGAGGGTCATTTGCCGATACTTGCCAGGTCGAACTGTTCGCCATTAAACGAAATGTGCAGGCTGATCTTGCCGAACGGGTCAGATACGTTTCTATGCATCGTGACTTCTGCCACGCGGCATACCTCGGCTGCCTTTTCGGCGCATATCTGTTTGATGCGGGGTTCGATTTGCGCGCGGACCGCTTTCTCGATCTCGTGTTCGATGCTTTGTCGAACTGCATCGGCGATCATCGATGCTGCGGTTTCTGACGAAAGCGTTACCGATGCCATCTCATCTCCCTAAGATGAACCCTGAATCGAGAGGCTGCGGCAACGGGCAGGGGAACCCGCTTTCGGACGGCCATCCTAGCCGCAGCACAACTTGTCATTTCTTACGCCAGCGCTTGATCCAGTCAAGAGCCGAGCCAGAATCACCGGTCAGTTTCGACACATCAGGCAAGTCCATCTCACCAGGAGGCGGGGCGTTCTTCGCCTGTTCTTCGGCTTCGGCGATTTTCTCGTCGTCGATTGAGCCGAACATGCCCGTGACCGGCGCGGAGGCTTTCAACTCCTTCATGCCAGTCGGAATGTCGATCAGGCCGGCATCGAGTGCCTGCGTAACTGCCTGCACTTTCTTCGTGGCAATCTCTGCCTTCTCAGGTTCCGGCGCGTCGTCGAGCGTGCGGAACTGGAACTGGAATCCGTCGTCCAGCGGCTTGCCAAGCGATGACATCGACATCACCTCAAGCAAGCGCTGCAACGGCGTGCGCAGTTCCTTTTCCTGCTTCTGGTGGACCTTCTCGTGGTAGAGCCTTCTGGATCCCTCGCCCGTGTCGCTCAACCCTGCAGGCTGTTGTCCAAAGAGCCGATCAAGCGGAATCCCCGTCGCGCCAGAAAGCTGCTGCGCAAACTGGATCAGCACATCAGGTAGGCCAGAGAACGAATACTGGTGCGTATCAAACTCGTCTTCAGCGTCGAGCGCCGTGATCCCTTCGTTCGTCTGCGAGAGGCGCGTGAATTCAATCTGCGCCTTCAGGCCAGCGAGCGCGGGGCCGCCCATCGCAACGATATCGCGCAGCCCCTTGATTCGCAGCACGCGAAGGTGTGCCTTGTAGACCAGTTGACCAACGCCGACCGTGGCACTGTCAAATGCAATCAGGCGGTCCCACAGCGGCTCGAGCACCGACAGACCCCAGCCGTTTTCGCTGATGCGCTGGTAGAAGGGCAGATCCTCCCCGTCCAGCCGAATCACGCGCGAGTAGTGGATCTTCGCCTTTGGAATGGCTGCGTAGTCTGCGATGACGTCGTAATAGACCGGCTTGCCCATGTCCGGGCCGTAGTCGGTCACCACATCGCCAACTGGCGGGCTTATCATCCATCGGTCGAGAACGAGCAGGCCCTTGAACTGGCCTTTGCCAACCGTCTCAGGACGCAGCGGCGTCGACAGGTCTTGACCGTCGATCAGCATCACAGCCAGCGAGCCGCCATACAGCCGCGCCCACTTGCCGTTTTCGCACAGACGATCCCAGATCGCCAGGCTGACCATATCGTTTTCAAGCTGCGTGATCTCGTCCGGGTCCAGGCCAGACATCTCGATCCCACAACGGGTCATGTCCTCGGGGATCGCATCGCACGCAGCACGGACAATCCAGCTCGAGCGATACGCCGCCTCCATCTGGATGCGGTTGCGGCTCTGGTAGGAGAGCGTGTATTGCGAGGCTGACGACTGGTTGTTCGTGCCCCAGCCCAATTGACTTTGCGCGTTCACGAACGAATCGCGAGTCTGCGTCACGCCCGCACGGTTGTTTCGACGTGACTTTGCCATGCTGGAGAAAAATCCTTTTTATCGCGCCGTTGCTGATTGGCAGATTTACCCCGCCAACTTGGCCCAAATGTCGAGATTGTTTGCGCCAGGTGCGTAGCACATGACGAATGCATCGGCGAGGTTTGGCGAAGCAATCTCGCGCTTGGCCAGATCCTTTTTGCTTTCCACCTTCACGCGCCCGTTGTTGTCGTAATCGCGTTTCGGCGTCGCCAGTTCGTCAATCAGACGGTCGAGATGCGGGCAGTCCGATGTGATGCTGATGAGCTTGTCGTCCGTGAACTGCTGCCCGCGGCGAATCGCGTTAAACGTATTGCGGAACCGGTCAGCCAGCATCCACCAGGCTTGCGCCTTCAGGTTCGCGAACATGTCCTTGTTCTTCACGTTCGGCTGGTAGTCGCGCTCCGGCTCCCACACAGCCGCGCCCGCGTTGAACTTCTCGTAGCGAACCGGGAATCGGTCTGGCGAAGTCTCGTTGACTTCCTTGAACTTCGCGCCGGCAGAAGCTCCAACGCCAATCGAGTCGTAAATGATCTGGGCGTCGCGTTCTTTCGCGGCTGTATAGGTGCGATAGCAAGACTTCAGCAACTCGTCCTCGCCAGCCTTCCACTCGTCGACCCACGACACCACCGAGCCATGCGCAAACACGTTGGCGCACTTGTCTGCGCCAGAATCCGCAACGTCGAAACCGATCCGCTTTGTACCCGAGGCCTCGAAGCCGAGCGCCTTGTGTGCGTCCAGCGAAGCCATGATCCACGAGCGTTTTATGATCGCGTCGTCGTCATCGTCCTTGGGCTGGCCAAGGTAGATGTGATTGAATTCGTCTTCGTCTTCAGCCTTCGCGGCCTCGATAACCTGTCGCATGGTGTCGGACAGGAACGGGTTTTCGTCGTAGTTGATCAGCCGCTTGACCGTGCGCGGCGGCGGATTCAGCACGAACCGCTTGTAGACGAAGTCCGTCGCGAGGCGCGGATTGAAGATCAGCCAGTGCTGCGAACCCTGCTTACGGATGGTCGGCTCGAGAACCTTCCATTGCGTTTCGGTCAGTAGGTGCGCTTCTTCCGACCAGTGAATATCAATCGACTCGATCGACTTCACTTCGTCAATCTGGCGCCACAGGCCATAGAAAACGAATTCGCTGCCCGTCGCCGTGCAGATGATCTTGTTATCCAGCACGCGGAACTTCGACCGCAGGCCGAACCGCTCAATCTGAATCTTCAGCAGCGAATAGACCGAATCCTCGATCCTGTTCTGAAACTGGCGCGTGCAGAGAAACTTCAGCTTCATCTGCTGCGCAAGGAAGATCGCGAACCCTGCGGCATCCCACGACTTCGAGCTGGAGCGGCCGCCGTACAGCACGCGATTACGTGCCGGCGTCATCCAGAAGTCGCGGAGAACAGGGTTAAGGCTTGGAGCCCCCATAGAAGTCATCGAGCGTCATTGTCGGCTTTTCTGGCTCGTCGAGCGCCTTGTCTTTGTTCGCCTTCAGGAGGTTCACGCCGATCTCGCTCGCTTCATTAGCCATACGGGAAAGGACCGCCACGCCCTTCAGTGTCTGCACGCTCTCCTCGGTGAGGGGCGCGCTATCGTCGATCTCGGCAACCTTCATGTGTGCGATGCCGGCCAGACGGTGAGCCGTAGCTGCGCCATAGTCCGCCGCACTCGCAAGATGGTTACTGATCGACATCAGCCGCTGCGCCAAACTTTGCGCACTTATCTGCGAACTAATCGGTAGTTTCGAAAGTGCGGTCTGCGCGGTAGCTATTTGATTCGCAACGCTTTTTATTTCCGAAACCTGCGAACTTACTTTCTTTCGGATCGCCGTCTCGGAAACGCCGAACTCTTCGGCCAGGGCGCGTCCTGACTCGCCTTCTAGCAGGCGCGTGCGGATCTGCGCCCACTGTTCTTCGGTGAGTTTGGATTTTCGACCCATAGTGTTTCTTCAATCCCTCGGCGGCACAATCACACAAGCCGCGAGAAGAATGGTGTAGGCGGTGAATAGGGGTGGTGGGGGTGATCATGATCCGATTGCCTCAGCCGCTGTTCGCTCATAGAACCGCCCGCCGATCATCGCGTGATCTCGCAACTCGACATATTCGAATTGAGTGTGTTTCTTCTGCGTATCGACATGGCACAGCATGAAACCCAGCGCCCACTTCTCGCCAGCACAGTACGTCGCCGCTCGAGCGTGGCCGCATCCAAGCTGGTGCCATTCGCTCGAGCCGAACTGCGGCGAGTAGAACGGCCAGACGATATGCTTATGGTGGTGACCGTTAAATCCCGGCACGCCCATATTCCGGCCTTCCGGAAAGTGATGCGCCATCAGGCAGTCGTACATCACCAGATAGTTCTTCGCCAACTCCTGCTTCATGTCGCGCTCACTGAACGCGGCAAGGTCCATCCGGGCGATGTAGTTCACCTGGTAGGCGTCGAGGCCCAGCAGTTTCGGCACCGTGAAGCCGTGCAGGTCTGACAGGACAACCTTCAGCGCGGGCGTTGCCTCGCCAAGGTGGCGAATCAGGCGCGCTTCGTGGTTGCCCTCGATGTAGATGATCTCGGTATCAGGGCAGGACGTCCGAATGTCGCCCAAGAACTCGTGCAGCCACTTGATGCGACCGATCACGTCCCACTCGCGAGGATCGACGCCATATTTGCCGAACTCAGGCAAATCCAGTGCGTCGCCGTTGATGACGACTTTCTCAGGCTGGACGCGCTTCGCCGTGTCGATGAAGCATCGGCGCCAGAACGGATCGCACTCGATATCGTGAATGTCCGATGCGACCAGCACCGTCTGGAAGCGCTTCGAACTGGGGCGTAGATATGCATCCTCCCAGCCCGACTTTTCGATGTTCATACGGCGCTGCACGTCCTTACTGGCGTGCTTCGCAATCGCGCGCTCGAGACCGTGTGCGTGTCGGGACAGAACGATGCCGGCTTGGCGCTTGAATTCGTGGAACGTGCCGAAATGTCTATTCCATGTGGATTCGGAGATTTCCGAGTGCACACGGAAGTAGTTCCGGCTTACTACTTTGTCTTCGTCAAGCTCTGCGATGCGCTGTAGTTCGGCGATACAGTCTTCCGCCGTCCAGTCGTCGCGAAACTTGCGTTCGTTCTCCGACAAGGGGATTTTCAGCTTACCGCGGAGCGTGGATTCCGGGATGCCTAGTTCGCGGGCTGCGGCACGGACACTGCCATGCTCTTTGACCGCCTTCTTTAGCTCTCGAATATCCACTGCCTTCCCCTTACCGTTTAGTTTTAGCGAGGAATACCGGAAGCACCTCGCGCGTTAGCCAACCCAGCAGGTACGTGTGCGGCTCGTTCGCCCCGCCATCCTCAAGCGGAATGCCCACGTCGCCGAGGATGTGAAATGTCGTGTGGTCCAGCTCGTGTATTAGCGTATCGACGGCTTTATCGAACACGCCGACCACGTACGTCCGGCCTTCCTCGTTCAGATGCCGGATCGCGAGACCCTTGCAGCCTTCCGTGTCCGGGTCGCTGTCATAGGTAGCGGCAACGCTCGCCCACTCATCGCGAGTGACGCAGAGCAGAACCTTCCCCGCATAGATCGGAATGGGAAAGGCTGGGATGTGAAGCCACTGGACCGATGTCGTCTTAGATTTGCGCGGCATCGATCGCACCAATAAAAGAGCCGCCCGAAAGCGGCAATTCAGACGCGCAGGGGAGTGCGACTGAAGGAGGATTGGGGCGAGGGAGTCCACAAGGCCGATTCGATGAGCGCGTGTGTTCTGCGCTCCCGGCCTTCTCGTGGCGGCGCAATCTAGT